ATGATGTCGGACTTTTTTATATCCCCGTCTTTTTATCTGTTATCATCCGCTTATTTTCGGGTTTTATATTATCGCTCGTCTTGCGACAAATTCCGCAGTCAGGCGAATGGAATCGGTATTTCTGTCGTAAGAAATCTCGCCGCAGTCAATCTCGTCAATATCCATATCAAAATTGTTAAGCAGAATATTTGAAATTCGGGCAAAGGCGATATAAAGGCTGTTCCCGCCGAAAGAACGGGGGCGTGGATGATAAATCTGACAGATGTTGCCGACTCGTGATAACTGTCATAAACGGGAACGCCGTCCTCACTTAAAGGTTGAGTGATATTCACCTTATTTAGCCCGAAAGAGACGGTCAGACGAGTAAGCGGAGTTTTCCGAAGAGTACCGGGAAATTCGGTCAGAAATTCATAATTCCCGAAACCCTCCATGTTTTCAAAATGATTTTTCAAAGTCGCGGGAAGTTGGTCAAAATAGTACATAGAGCCTCCTCATTTTCAAAATGGTTTTCCGAATTTTCGGACAATCGGTAAAAATAATACATATAATCTCCTTACATTATCTCCTGACGCAGAACCGCCCAGATATAAGCAACCCTGTCCGCAATATAAACCCGTTCGGTCTTATCGACGGAAAACCGCATATCCTCACATTCAAGCCGTACATTATCCCCGAACAGCGACCTGTCGGCAGGTCCGATATAAAGATAATAGCCGTCCTCCGTGCGTCCGATTTCGGTAGGTGTGCCTTGCAGGTACATCTTATTTTTATATCGAAGCGGCTGAACTAAAGCATGCCATTGACCGAGAGATGAGTTGCCGTAGCCAATCGTTCTGCCGTATTTTTGCATTATCTTGTCAATTCGTTTTTCAATATTCATCAGACCACCAGAAAAGCAAAACTTTCGTCGATGAACATATCTTTTACCGCGTCATTAAGCCTGTTTCTGAGATTTGTCGCAAATTTAATGATAGATTCGTGATTGTTCTTAACCGTCAAATCGCCAATCTTTATTGATTCGCCCTCATCGCCCGAAATGAGTTTTGCCGAAACATAGCAATAAAACGCCTCGCCTGCCGCCGCCCAGAGCAAGCGGACATCGGACAAGTCAACATCCGCCTTGAGTTTTGCCTCGACTATTGCTTTTCCTATCTGAGCATAGACAAGCAAAGCGTTTTGTTCGGATGAATCAACGAAACCCAGCTGACAAAGAAGTGATAGAATGTCGCTTATGTTCATTTAATCACCTATTCAATACTTTCGTCTCCGCCGTCATCGGGAGGACTTTCTTCCTCGCTTTCCTGAGCAAGACTGAGCACCTTGGCGGCATCGGGGAAGAGACGGGAGAAACCGGATATACTCGTGATTGCCGCACGTTCAAGTTGACGGTCGATGAGCTTGTCAAACTCGGTAAGCACCGAACCCGCCTGCACCTTTTCAATCGCACAATTTTTATCAAGACCGATTATCTTGCCTTCGGGAACTGCGGAAGATTTAATGAGTTTTACGCCCATCGGAGTGATGAGTTTTCCGCTGCCATGAAAATCCTGCCCGGCATTTGCATCCTTAAACTCGGTCATGTTGAGGAGTTTCGCCATCATGTCGGGAGAAGCGATAATTGTATTTAATTCATAGGGTGAAAAAGCGTTCCAGAAATTAACCAAATCGGAATATTCAAGCACACCATCCGTTTCGGTATAAAGAACCTCTGCCGCGGAAACATCACCGCTGCCGTTAAGAATTGCGTCAACCGCCGCATTAAACTCACTTCTTGCAATCTGAGCACCTATCTGACGAAGCATAACGGAAAAAACGTCAAGTCGCTGAAAACGAAGTGCCTCGTAGGACGCGGACAACATTCTGCCGTGCTTTTTAAGTGTAATCAAACTGTCCGTCGGCGTAATCTCGGTTGTCGGAATTTCGTCGCCCTCATCGACTTCCCTAAGTTCAATATCCTCCGTGTCGGGACTGCAAGTGATACTTCTGTAATCAAGCCCGTTAATATTCGTGGTTGTCGCGATTATATCTTTAAGGTGATCCGCCTCCTCAATACCCCTGACGATTGAACGGGAAATATATTCGGGGAAAAGTGCCGCGGAAGAAGTGGTTGCAAAAAATTTCTCGATATTATCACTGTTCGCTCCGCCCACTTTTATATCAAATCTTTTAAGTTGACGACCGAAAGCGTCAAGGTTTTCAAGTTCCGTACCCTTGTAATTTTCGGACGGGTCAAGTTCCTCAAGTGTGGCATTAAAGCCCTTGTTTGTGGTATACATATTCTTGTCAATATTTATATTTGTATAATTCATATCAATCTCCTATATTTTATATTCATTGTAATTTTCTTTATTTTCGTTATTGAAAATAAGTTGAACATCGCTGTTATTTTCTCCGTCAAACGCCTTTGTAAGTGAATTTATTTCCGAAAAAGACAGTCTTTCGGTTATATTCTTAAATCCCTCGACATCCAATTTCGGCAAAATCAGAGCCGCCTTTGCGGTCAATATTCTCTGTGCCTCTTTCTTAAATTCTCTCGCCGCATCCGCCTCGCGTTCAAGTTTTTCAATCACACCGAAAACCGCGGTTTCTTTGGAATTTTCAGCCAATTTTTGTAAGGCTTTCGACTTAATTACCCCTGCACGTCTTTGTGACGGGACGGCGACAAACGACCATTCATAAGCATCCGTCGGGTTAATCAAAACCGCCGTACAGAGTTCTCCGTCATAAGTTTTTCCCTTGATATGCTCGCAATATCCCGTCATTTTGTCCGTACCGCAGATTGAACATTTTATCTGTCCGACCGCAAAACCGATACTGACTTCTTTATGAATCCCCGCTTTTAGCATCGTGATAAATTCCGTATTTTCATCGCAGACGGGAGTATAGCAACAGGCTTTGAGATAAGCGTAATTTTCCCCCGTACTCGTAAATTTATTCTCCTCGATAATCACATTCGTGTCGTATATCCGTGAACGTTGATTATTTGTCTTGTGTTCGTGATCGCTTATACCCGTTACACCCTTGAACATTTCGGCAAGTTTATACAAAGCCGATAAATCAAAACGTTCAAAGTCGCGGTCAATCTCGTTGTCGCAGAGAATAACCGAAAAGGTGAAAACATCGGAGGGGACAAGTTTTTTAAGCGTATATTCATTGATTTTCTCCATGTCCTCCGAATTTATTTCGCTCGGACTTATTGATTTTACGGCAAAATATTCACTGTTCATTTAAGCCTCCTTGTGCATCCAAATTTGTAATATCATTCCAATTTAATTTTATATCCCTCTCAAAACCCCGCATACGCAGAAAAGTTTTCGCAATATGAATAATCACCGGCGTTAAAATTCTCCGATAAGCCTCAATTTCACTGGTTAATAAATCGGCTTGCATCGTCGCCATTCTTTCGGTTGCCGACCACGAAAGTCCAAGAAGAAAAGGCGGGATTCCTATCTTTGCGATTATCTGTTCAAGGCATTGTCGCACCGGTACTTCGCTGTCCAAAATCTTGCTGTCCGAACCGATGACTTTTATCTCGATATTTCCGACCGACACGAAGTCTTTTACTTCATGAGAACCCATCGCGTCCGCCCAAGATGTCGCAATTTGTTGTGCTTTTTCGCGTGCTTTTTGATTATCCATAGCATCATCTTGCGGTTTGTAATTCACCGAATATCGGATGTTTCCCGCCCTCTCCCAATTCTTTCCGACGGCATCAAAAATATTCATCAAAATCGAACTGACGAATGGCAGCCCCTCCAAAATTGATGTCCCGTAAAGTGAATCGGGTTTCGGATTAAGTGTCGAAATACGGATAAGATTAGGATTTTTCACCCTCTTTTCGCCGCCCGTATCACGTGAATATATGTCGATATTAAGCGGCTTTTGCTTGTTTCTTTTAAGCGTAACCGAACGCGGATTTGCAATATAAAGAGCGATGTTTTTATAATCCGTCGTCGGAACTATCTCGCATATAGCCGTCCCGTAGGTCAACAATCTGTCTAAATATTGTGTTGTAAAAGAATTTATACCACAAGATGTACCGCCGATATTTATCGTATCAAACAAATTTTCAAGCATTCGGTCTGTATTTATATCATCGGTTTTTACCGTAAATTCTCCTATTAGTCTTATAAGTCTTTCAATCGCCGCATCAATTATCGGCACGTTTTTTCTCAGATTTTCAAAGAGTTCACCCGAAAAATACTGTGTCATATTGGCGTATCTATCCATCGTCTGCGGAACGCTTACCGCCTGAGCCGTGCTTTCGGGCTTTTTTTCTTTTCTGAATAATCCCATTATTCCCTCCTTACAGCCTCAACAAAAAATGCTTCGTCAACGCTTTTCATTAAATATGTAGCAACAAAATATCTTATGTCATCCATCGCATGGTCATTAAGTTTAAGCGGTTTTTCGTGATTTATATTATCACTCCAGCGATAGAGCGAAAACTCACGAATTGAATTTGTGCAGGCGGGGGAGATGTAAATTTTCTCGTGTTTCAAGGCATCCGCCGTCTTGCGAATCCCGTCAAGCACGTTGTTGTCCGCTTTTTTCACCATATATTTTGAATGTCGGTTTATACATTCAATGAAACTTGCGGCGGACGGGTCAACGATTATCATCTCAATATTTCGCCCGTCGATAAGATTTTCAAGTTCGATGTAATATTCCTCATCCGTTTTCATATAAGCCTCTGTTTTTGAGTCAAAATAATATTCATCAAGCCGATACCACTTATCCGCTTTTAAGCCCCAAAGACCGATACTCATCGGATTTACCGTGCCGTAATCACAACTGACAACATATTTTTCGCACGGCTCGGCAATGTCTTTTATATGCTCATTGCGGTTAAAATAGGGATATACCAGCCCCTCAACCGACACCCATTTACCCTCGACAAATCGCTCGTAGAAAACCCCCGAATACAAGGTCTTGTACCTCTTTTTAATCTCATCGGAAAGAGCGGGATTGTCGTCCATCGTAAAGTGTAAATAAAGTGCATTTTTCATATCCGCCTGCTTTATCCACTCACGATAAAACCAATGTTCCGGCGTGTCGGGATTGCAGTTAAACCAGAGTTTTGAACCCTTAAGCGAACACCTCGCCATCGCCTGTTCAACAAAAGTACGCGGCATCAATGCCACCTCATCAAAAAGCACACCGCCCAAGGTCATGCCCTGAATCAACGCCGCACTACTCTCGTCTTTTCCGCCGAAAATATAGAAATGATTTACCTGTTTTCCGAATGATATTTCAATCTTATTTTCGCTTATCTTCTCATTTACCCGAAACCCGAACTTGTTTATCTCCGAAATTATCGGAACAACGATGTTTCGCCGAATGGATTTTATCGTCTTTCCGCATATCGCGAAAGAGGTGTTACTAAAATGTCCCATCGCCCAGAGTATAAACGAAATCGTCATCGCAAGCGTCTTGCCTGAACGCACCGAACCGTCGCAAATTATCGCACATTTCATCCTGTCGGGACTGTTTTTCGACCACCAATTAAGTACCTTTTTCTGCTTTTTGCTAAACTCGCTTATCGTCATGCTCCACCCTCAATAGCCCGATAAAGTCGCTCAATTCCCTCTCTCTCCTCGTCCGTTCCGAATGCCATCAACATCTGCAGGGCTTTGTTTCTGTCAAAGA